AAATATGGAGACCACTGGTCTTCATATATTAATTTATCCTTTTTTCTATTATATCGTTTTTTATTTTTTATTACTTTTGTTTTAAATTTTGGTGTTCTTAAAGATTTTGCTACTGGATTTCTTTTTCTCATCTATTCCCCCACAATTCTAATGCTTTTGACATTGTGATTTTCTTCCATTCATTATCTAAATATTGTTCGAAAAGAACAGCAACAGTCATACATTTTATATCACTGTTTGTACAATTTAATCCATGAGGAATTGAAACATTTACAACTGATGGTCTTCTTATAAGTTCTGAACGAATAAGTTCGCAGTCATTATCATGATATCTTAAAGTTTCTGGACGTTCAGAACCTTTATCATCAATTTTATCATCAATCCACTCATATATAGGTATGGCAAATCCGTTTTTAAATTTATACCATTCCATATAAGCATTAGAATCGCCATAACTGAAATTCATTTTAATTGAACCACTTGGTGAGTTTGCGTCGACATGAGTACCTAATCTTCCTCCAGCTTGAGTGACGAATAATTCTATTTGACCAATTTTGAATATATCAGTTTCAAAAGATTTAAGATTAGATGATGCATAGTTTTTATTTAAAACATGTCTTCCTACAGGAAATTTTTTAATTATTTCCATATTTTGTAATGGATCAAATTGTTCTTTTAAATGAAAAAAAAAATTATTCATCGTATAATCTCCACTTCATCTTCAGTTTCAATTACAACTCTTGCACCACAATTTAATAAAGGTTTATCGTTGCCACCATAAATTACACGACTTGAACCTTTTAATATCACCTCGTGACAATATGTATTTTTAGATCCTTGTTTTACTGTAATCACAGGTTCATTTAAATTGTTCTTTTTATTCGAACGAATCTTATGTTGATTTACGTGTATTTGTGTTTTCTTTTTCATATTTTTTTTCTCTGCGAAAAATACATTTAAGTAAATAACTTGCAGAAATAACAATTACAACCATAGCAAATAAAATAAAAAGAATAGTATAAGTAATTATATTTACGAAAAAAAAGAACAATTCAAAAACTAGTTCTTTAATCCACAATATAAACATTTAAAACCTCTCTCATATTTTCTAATGGTATTCCCCAATCCTTTGGTAAGGATGGTGGGTTAGTTCCTAGTGGGTATAGAGTGACAGAGATTGCTTTACGTGGTTCGTTAAAAGTAATTACACTATGTGGTTGACCACTTACTATACAAGTTGGTGTTCTTACAGTAGTTCTTTCAACTTCATCTACTTCATTGTCGTCAAAACTGTAGCTATACTCATCATAACGTCCATCATCCTGTTCACCATCTGTTGATTTTGGTGACCAATTTGATTTTGGTTTATACCAAACATTATAATGCTCACCTTCACTATAAGCCCAATTTAATTTACATTTATTTGAAAACTCAACAGCATCAACATGTATTTCCATTTTATAATTTTCAGGAAATGAAAATACTTCAGCATCCCAATATAATAATCTTTTAGATTTAAAAAATTCAACAGCTTCTGGATTAAAATATTCCTTTGGTACTTGTAGGAAACAAGGTTTTAAATTAAAAAACCATTCCATTCCTTCTTCGTTTAAAGGATATTTAAATGGTAAATTTAAATGGAAGTAGTTGCTGGGCATAGTGTATCGTTTAAATATTTTAAAACTATACTTTGATTTTCTAAATTTTTGTTATCATATTCAATTATATGTGGTCTTAAATCAAAGTTTGCGAGTATGTTATTATATTTAGTCTCTCTTCCTTGAAGAAATTTCTCAGATTGGTTTGAGTTTCTTTCTTTATATCTTTCTTGTAGTGTAGTTTTTTCTACATTTAAATAAATTATTTCTAATGTAGTGTCAGGTAATTTAGAACAAAATTCTAAAAATGAAGAATTAAACACGCGATCTCCTTCAAATAAAATATTATATGTATTTGAAACACACCAAGATTGAAGTTGTGGCTGTACTGCCATTGACAATCTATCTGTTCCTGCAAAGGTTTCACCATCATCATATCTTCCAAGTATATGAAGATTATATTCTGCATTAAAATGAGAGTGTACTAATTTGTCTTTATACATTTCCCATTGTTTATTCTCCATAAACTTTCTAAATAATGTTGTTTTACCAGATCCTGGATTGCCACCAACTGCTATAATCTTTCTCATTGAATTGCCTCTAATCCTATTAAGTTTGTTTTTTCATCACTAAACATCCAGTTTAAATTCTGTATATTTCCTGTATTATAAAATTGTTTATATTTTGTTTTATCTACACCACTCTTAATATTTAATCTTGAATCTATTGTTTCTTTTCTTGCTTGCCATAATACATCCCAATCAATACCATACCATCCGTCATTTTCAGCATTAATAATTTCTTCAGCTTGTCTATCAAGATAATAGCCAAGATAACGACTATGAGATTCTCTAAATATTTTTTTGTAAGAACAAAGACAAGTTTCCATTGTAAAAAAGTCAACTTGTTCTGCTAAATGTTTAAATCTTGATTTCATTTCAACAGTTATATCTTTTGCTTGTGCTTCTAAATTATTATATTCTTTAGAAGTTAATTTTTTATCTATATCATCATCTTTCCCAATCACATAAAGAAAACCATTACGATGAGAGCGAGATCCGCTGTAATCATTAAACATAAGAGAAGTTGGTGTTATTTCTACTGCTGCTGTATGTTTTAAATGTTGAAGATAAAACCAAGTTGAATATCTACCAAACTTATATAGATTACTCTTAATTATATTCCATAGACAATTAAAATTACTTTCTTTATCATCCTCATAATAACTTTCTATAACATCTCTTTGATTGTTTGATCCAATAAATGTTTTATATGATTCAAACATTTTAGGAAGATGACCTTTATTCCATTTGGTATCTGTTTGATATCTTAAACGAGAGTAATTATTAGTATTCCATTTCTCTATTCTATCCACAGTAGCTAATTCAAAATCAGGAAATTCATTAAACAATAACCAAGCTGTTGGTAAATTATATGTGTTTCCATAAAGCCAAGCTAACCATAATTTTTGTTCGTCGTTATGTTCATATCTTTCATGAAGATAGTTAGTCAACCAAACAGCTGGATCGCAATCTTTATATTCTAAAGACCAAGCATACCAACGAATAAAAGCTTCACGTCTATTTTGTTTTATTCTGTAGTCCATTTTTTTAACGCAGTTTGAATTAATTTAATAACATTTAAATGCTGTGATAAGCCATCGCTTGCCTTCGCAAAATGTGGGTCTGGTATTTTATCTACATTTGCATAATTAGAAAGTTTCTCTGCTTTATTCAATTCACCAAATTTTTCTTTAAATCTTTTTTCATTAGAATTATCCATATAAAATACTTTATCAGCCCAACTAACTAGTTCTTCTGTAATGAGTGTTGAACGAATAGAATTTGTTTCATATCCATTAAGTGCTAATGCATCACGCATTTTCCTTGAAGTAATTTGTCCTTGTTTTGCTTTAAGTCCACAAGACTTTACTTCTAAATTTGGATAGTCTTTTTTAGAAATTATTTCAGCTGCAGCTGAACGATTTATATTTCCAAGACAAACAAACAATACTTTTTTCATTTCATTTCCTTTATTATTTTATAAACACTTTTTGATGATGTACTCATATCATCTATATTAATATGTTTTCTCAACATATCTAGTTTTTCTTTAACTTGCTTACGATTATTCTTCTCAAAATTTGTATATTGATAAACTTGTTCTGTTTCGTATTCATATGGTTCAAATTTAGGAGTATTGTATCTGTTTACTCTATATTCTGGTGAGCCTGAATTTCTTTTTAAAAGTTCATATGGTGAAGATTCATTATGATTAAATGCCATATCTAAAAAATCTCTACATAATCTAATCGCTGATCGCATTTCTCCTCTATCTAATGTTCCAGGAAAACATCTGAATTCTATTGTATTTGTTCTTTCAAATATTTGACGCAAGTTGATACCAGCACGAGGACATTGGAACCAAGCAGGATTTCCTTTCTTATCTTTATGTGCGTGTTCATGCCAAAATTGTAATGGTGTTGTTGCATTTAACATAGCATCTACTCTCTCATTTGATAGCTTATGTTGATGAGATACTAATCTACGATTATATCTTCTCTTTGCCCATTTATATTCCTCTGCTGATAATAATTGTTTATTTGGTACTGGTATTGTTTCAGCCATATCAAAGAATTGTTGTTGATATGTGTGTATATATTTTAATAACTGTTTAAGAGCATCTAAATCTGTTTCTAATTCTGGAACACGAATATGAATATGTAAATTGCTTCTATAATTTACAATTGGTTTCTCACCATTATCACTCAAATACTTATTAATATTTTCAATAAAATCGCATTGTTCATCTACAGTGTTAGTTGGTGCTACATTAATCTCACCACCAAAATTATATAATTCTCCTTTTGGATCATTCGCGATACCAGTACTAGATACACAAGTTTTATCCATATTATTCCATTGAGCATTATTTGGAAGATTTTTAAGTCTTCTTTCGCAATTGCCATATTCTAATTCGACTCCATATGAAAATAATCCGATCTTATAATGTCTCATTAGCATAATTGATAATCTTTATTTGATAATGATATTATTGAATCAACTCTTTTTAAGTTCGAATATAAAGTCACATATGCTCCATTTACAACTTGTGTCATTATACCATTAATCTCTGAACGTTTTACAATATCTTTTGTTGATGTAATAATAAAGCCATTTGATAATTCTGTAATATATAATGGTCTTTTACCACTACGATATGCTTTTAAAGTTTTATTTGTATTCAATTCACAAACACCCATTGACATATCTTTAAATTCTTTTAATGGATTATTAGAGTGTAAAATTAACTCACTATCATTCTTTGTAATACAATCATAACCATAAATTGATTTCCATTTCTCTGGAAACTCTTGAGATATAACACCATTATGCACTATACTTTTTTCTTTATTATATAATGGTTGATTGAATTCTAAATCACTTGTACTATACCGACAGTGACCAATTAAATATAAATTGCCATCTGAATTAATGAATTCAGAAAGATTGTTAAAATAACGATTTACGAATTGGTCTGCTGGAATTGATTCTCTTATTGTTATTATTTCATTATTCTTTAAATAAGAAATGCCTGTTGCGTGCAGTCCTCGAATTTTTGATTCGAGGAATACTCGCTTAACAATAAGTAGTTGTGCTTCAGTTGGTTGTTTTAGGATAACACCTATAACTGCGCACATGACTAGAAGAAAGCTTCAAGTGAGGACTTATTAGCTTCTGGATGATATTTGTATAATGTTTCTTGACCAAGTCTGGCTTTTAAATAGTCATACCATTCTTGTTCTGTCCACATTCCTTCAGATACACCATTCCAAAGTTCTCTCTGAAGAGGATGATTTTTGTTTTTACGTCTGTCATCAACATAATTTTTTCTTGTCAATTCATAGTTCCAAGAGCCAAGTTCTAGCATCTTTTCTCTGAAATAACAAACGAAAGAAATACGTTCTGCTTCAGGATCTTCAACAATCATTTCAGTATTTCCGTGAATACCCTCGTGATTATTAATTAATAATAAATCTCCTGGACGTATATTTACAGCCACTCTATATTCTGGTAATACAAGATAACCACCTCTAAATTTACCATTATTCGAAACAACTGTAAGATTACTGAATCCTTCATTTAAATCACCAGCATCTCTGTGTGCTGCTGTTCTAAAAGTTTTATTTACAGTTGCTGTAGTGAATACAGTTCCTGGAATAATAAATTTTGGATCCATCTTTTCACAAGCTTCTTTTTGCTTACCATATCTTACTGGCAGAAGTCTTTTAAATCCTTCTGAAAGTTGTTGTAAGAAAGGAAAGCCCATAGCAAATTTATCAGGATTCTTTTCAGTAAAGGCTGTTGCTCTACCATAAGGAATACGAGGATATCTATCAAAGAATCCTGCTATCCCTGACCAAACTGCTTGTGCATATGAGGTTGTTGAAGTCAATTTAGTTTTTACTCGTGTTGCTTCTTTAATAATTTCTTCACGAGATAACTGTTTCAACTCATTTAGCCATTCTTCAAAAACAAATCCTTCATCAGTCACTTTATTCTTAAGCCAAACAGATCCTCTGTTTCCTGCTGATGTTTTATCTTTGTTTTCGTATTTTGATTTAATTGATGTGATAGGATCTGAACCATCAAGTGTAGTTTCATACTTTGTTAATGCTTCAAGCATCTCTTCTTGATATTCTGTCACCCAGTCACGACCACCTAGCTTTGATCCCTTTGGACCAGCTGCAATACCTCTATTTTGAGTTTCTACTGCTGCTTCTCTAAGACCTTTATATGCTAGATCTTGCTGTTCTTTTGTGAACCAATTCTTTCTAAATTTAAAAAGAATGTTCTTCTCACTGTTGATACCATCAATTGATGGTGCGTAAAAATCACAATCGTATTCAACTAGTGTATCATAATGTGAATGATCCACAAATGTAGCCAGCAAATGCTCGCAGTCTATTTTTTCTTTAGCTACAAGTACTTTTACTGTTTTATCGCTCATTGTTTCTCCTTATTGTTATTTGTCATCAAATTTAAAATCTAAATATGATGATTCTTCTTTTATTCTTTGACCGATTGATGTGTTATCGAATACAGTCTCTGAATCTCCTTTGTCAGCTAGATCGAAATTCTTTTGACGATCCACTTCAATATTATAAACTTTCATCTTATTTCTTTCAACCCCAACAATAAATCTTTTAAAATAATTAGGATCGTTATATCTATTCTTTAATTGTTTTATTGCTACGATACCCTCTTTAATCATATCATCTGTTGCTATAATTGCAAACATAAAGTCAGCAGTTGCTGGTAAACCAAATGATTCAGAAGTATCTTCAAGACCTATATCTGATGAAGTAAATCCTTGTCTTGTAGTTTGTGTAGCAGAAACAATTGGTACATCATATTGTACTGCCATACCTCTTAATTCTTCTGCTATACTCTTAATAATCGTATATGAATTAACAGCAGCATTAGCTTTTAATCTTGAAGAAATACAAAGGTTTAGATAATCAATGTATATAATATCTGGTACAAAATCTCTTTTTATTTTTAGTTCATCAAGTAATGCTTTGAAATGACCTACATGGGCTGATGCTGTAGGAAATTCTTTAACAATTAATTTCCCTTTAGTTTTCATTTTTACTCTTTCAACACGAGTATCAAAATCCATTTTATTCATTATTTTTAAATCATCAATAGTCACGTTTAATAAATTCGCATCTATACGTTCAGCAATCTTCTCTTCTGACATTTCAAGTGTTATGTAAAGAACATTGTAATTCATCATTAAGTGCTGTGCTGCAAAATGACATAAAAATAAAGATTTACCAACACCTGTACCAGCAAGTGCTACATTCAATGTTTTATTACTTAATCCACCACGTGTGATTGTATTAAATAAATCTATATCAAAAGGAATCTTTTCTTCTGTTTTCTTATAAAATTCAAAACGATCATCTGAGTTTTCAATATAGTCGTGTCCTACTGACTTATCAAATGAAACAGAAAGTGCATCAGATAATAAAGCAGGAATACTATCCTGTCTTCTTACTTTATCACGACCATCTATAATTTTAATACTGTCCATAATTGAATTATAAACAGCTTTTGATTTACAAAATTTTTCAGTTTCTTCTAATAACCATTTGCTATTAGTATCTTCTTTTGTTTTTAGTTCGTTTAAATAAGCTTGTGCTTGTTGATAGTCATTTTCAAATAAAGATTTATCATTACCAAGTTCAATATCAATAATTTCAACTGTTGCTGGTTTATTATATTTGATAAAAAATTTTAAAGAAGCATTTGCTATTGCTTTTTCAATTTTATCTTGAAAGTATTCTTCTTTTAAATGTGGGACTACTTTACGAGCATAGTCTTCGTTATGAAGAAGATTTCTCAGTATCGTTGTTTCTATTCTCATTTCGTTCTTTCACATAAGCTTCCATTTCATCAGACCCTCCTCGAAATAGAATCTTACCTTGTTTTAATTGTTCTTCAATACAACTCATTAGAAAATCACCAAGTTCTTTTTCTAATATTTTTTTACTTTCTGGTGAATCAATTTTAATTACTGGCCATGTTGCTCCACTGACATCAGCATCATAATCATATGAAAGATTAATTGTACTATCTTTCTGTGGTACAAATTCAACTTTACCAAAATTGACAACTACACCTTCAAGTTTGTTTGCTTTGAATCGAATATTTTGTGTTCCATACTTACCTTTTTCAGATAATACTTCATGTGGAATTATTTGTACTGGTTTTTTGTTTAAATATTCTTGTTTTGCTTTCTCATATAGTTCTGGTGTTTCAAAACTATTTGGATCTAAGAAAGGAAATATTGTATCCTTATTTGTTTCTATGGTTTCACTCTTTGGATTTTTTGGATTTTCCACCATTTGTTTTACTTTCTTTTTCTATTGGTGCATCACTTATATTGCTTGATAATTCAATAGTAGAACCATATTTAAAAGCTTTCTTTGTATAATCGTTAATTTTATCAAGAACTTCTTTTGTAAAATATTTTTCAGGTTCTTCTTTTATATTCTTACCAAATACTTTAGTTCCACCTACATCTATTCTTCCACCCTCTTCTTTAAAGATACCAGCATCAATTGCTATATCAATAAGTCCATAGTATGGATCTAAACCTGTTTCAAATGAAAGTTTTGTTTCAACTCTTAAAAACTCTCTTGTAAATCTAGATTTTTGTAATGTTGCTTTAATAATATTTCCCACAACATTTTTATCTGAATCTTTATCTTTTGATTTACTTAAATATACAATTGTAGATGCAGCATATTTTAAACCAGAGCCACCACCCATTTCTTTTGTTGGTACATAAGCACCAATTACATCGTATGTGTGGTTAGTCACAATCATTGGTGTATCTAATTTTGATAATCTTAAAGCAATCACTCTAAATGCACCACGAATTAACTGTGCTCTTGTCATATCACGTGTATCATTTCCTTCAAGAGTATCTCTAACTTCTTTTTCTGTTGAAAGATTACCAAGTGAATCTAAAACAAGTAATATTGGATGTCTATGCTCTAAAGGTACTTTCTCAATATTATCTAAGATTTTAGTACATTGTGTTCTAAATTCTTGTACTGTTGCAACAGGAATAACAACGAATCTTTTTGAATCAATCTTTCTTTCAGCAAGCATATCTTTTGTTAATGCTCCTTCAGTTTCAAAATAAATTATACCAGCTTGTTTACTTTGTTCTTGCCATTTTTTAGCAATACCTAATGTGAAGAATGTTTTACCAGTTGATGCTTCACCAGCAAGTGCAGTAATTTTATTTGAAGGAAGTCCATCATATATACTTCCTGATAATAATGCATTAAGAGCATAAGAACCAGTATCTACAAACGATCCTGTATCACCAACTAAATCACTATCAGCTGTTCCTGCATATTCGTTATTAATATCTTTAATTACATCTTTTAAAAAATCATTCATTTGTAAATACTCCTTTTAGTTATTGTGTCTTTTAATTCGTAGATTTCTTCTTGAATTTGTTTTAGATTATTTGATGATACAAGAACAGAGGATGCTTGAAATTCGTATTCTTGTTCTAAATTCTTTAGATCTTCTTTTAATTGTTTCAGTGTTTTCATAATATTTTTATGGGGTATAGTCATATTATACCCCATTTTTAATTGCAAGTAAAGATGGGATTATAGAGATTTTACTTTATACTCAATCACTATAAAAGATCTGAATCTTCCTTGATCTAAAAATTGTTTATCGTAAACAACTTTATATTTTGATAAGGATTGTTCAAATGTTTGGTTTCTCTCTGTTGACTGATACTGACGATTTACTCCGTCCTTTGTAGTTTCAGTTGTAGCTAATGTTTCTTGCTTTGTTAAGCTGTTTGATAACACGTCAGCAACTGCAATTTTAGCATTTAGTATCGCTTTTGATTTTGATAATTCTAAATCAGAAGATATACCAGAACCACAGCCATATAATACTGAATCAGTAGATTTAAACTCATTACATACTAATGATGCAACTTTAATTAAATCTTCGTTTCCGTCAACTGATGCTTTGCCATCTAATTTAGACAAACTACCAGCACATGCTCCTAACAACATGAACGATCCGAGTAATAATATTTTTTTCATCGTTTCCTCCTTTCTATCTAGATGATGCACCAGCAGCAACTCTTTGTAATAAAAGAGAAGATGTTAGTACTATCAATGTTTCACCAAGAGGTGATGTAATAAAATCTTTTATAAAAGAAGACTGACTTTCACCAGTTTTTACTTCTTCGTGGCATCGTTTTACTTCTTCTCTGCCAATAACTACACCATCTTTGGTTCTTTCTTGACTTTCATAAACACAGGAATTATTCGGTCTAGAGTGACGATTAATTTGGTCTGCGTTATATCCATATGCATGTCCATTAATATAAGCTGTGACAAACGCATCTGAATTGAAAGATCTTACTATTGATTGTGCCTTTGCATTTTGAGTCAAAAATAAACTCAACACAATATAGAATACAGTTAAACGTGCGAATTTTTTCATTAGCAGTGGTTTCCCTTTCTTCTGATTACTGTTAATTTGCCTCTAATTTTATTTTCTTTTTTAGATTCTTTTAATAAATCTCTTTTAATTAAATTAATTCTAGTTTTTGCTG